ATATCCATTTGTCGTCATGTTATGATGTTGTTAGTATGGTTCACCGTTGGATAGCCAGAGGGTGAACTTTGGTTTAGCCACGTGCGTGATGCAGTGGCAGGCATCAGCAACTTCGCGCTGGAAGCGTTGAGGGTTGCTGTTCTGAGCACTGAGATGCAGGAGTATCACGTTGAGCACCCCTGACAAGTCATTATCGCAAAGCGTGTCGATGGTTGTGCGCAGCTCCATGTGGGAGTGTAGCAACCGGGCACGCATGGATGGGAGCACGGCACCTGAGAGAATGTTTTCCTCGAGTATGTCGTCGGCGTAGTTCGCCTCGATCATGACGTGCTTGATACCTTTCGGGAAGGCATATTCAAACATCATGGTGTCGGTAAGGAATAGCAGCTTACCCATCTCGGGATGGTCGATGATAAAACCGACACACGGCACGTCGTGACAGACAGGCAACACGTAGATGCGGAATCCGCCAACGATATAGCCGCGTGTCGGAACAATCAATTTACCGAAATGACTGAACTTGTTATCCTTGTGAGCCTCAAAGACATCTTGCAGCGCCAGGCATCGGATGCCGCAAGCCATGTAGTCCTCGATGTAGCCTGCATGGTCGTTGTGGCGGTGTGTGACGATGCACCCGACAATACCCGACATCTTCCAGTCGAGTGCCTGCTTGACTTGCTGAATCTTCACACCAGCCTCAATGATGAGTGTCTCTCCGGTGGAGGATGTCAGCAGGTAACAGTTGCCCTTGGATGAACTGCCTAATACTTTTAGCTCCATGTTCTTATCCTATTCTTTTAGTACGGTGGTTCGTTGGGTGTCGCCTGAGCCTTGGCTGCATTGCCTGACTGATTGGCAACGACCTCGCCAGTCTCAGCGTCAACAATCTCGTAGTCTGACTCGTCGAGTTCGACGGTTTTCTTCTCGGCCTTGGCATCAGCAATCATGTCGTTGCGTGAGGCAACCGCATCATTGCCATGTTCAATATCGCCGCTCATCGCAGACTGCATCTCGACAGAGAGGTAACCATACTTGGAGAGCAGACGGCGGACAACGGTCTTGATGGCCATGTCGTTGAAGTTGCCCTCCCATCCTACCTTCTTACTTACAATACCGTCGTTGGCCTTGGCTATAAGAGCCTCGACAGTGGTAGCAGCAGAGATGGACTTGGAGTAACGTTTGGCGTAGGCTGCCATATCCTCGACAGACATGTAGAGAGTCTTGGCGAAGCCGTTGAGAAGCTCGAAGTAGCAGAAGTAACCGATAATCTTGTCGGACTTCTTGACGCCTCCGAAGTCAACCTCACCGGTCAGCTTGTTGGTTTTGGTAAGCTCACCTTCGTAGACCACATCGGCATTGATGCTCTTATACTCTCCGGTACGCATGGCCAGCTGAATGTAGCCCTTGTAACCGGGGATGAATGTCGGAGTAGGTTCCGTTACCCATGTCTCACGGCCATCAGGACCAGTCACCTTACGTTTGTTGTTGTAGACCACCACGTAGGCGAAGCCGAGCGCCTTGTTGAGTGGCAGCTTCATGGTGGCAGCGCGAAGAGCCTCACTGACGATGGCGCCGGGCTTGCAAGTCTGCAATGCCTTGTCACCTGTAAAGAGGTCGATGAGTGAAGCGACGAATGTATCTTTGTGATTGCCCAGGGCGTTCTGGAACTGCTCCTGTACGGTCGGCGCGTTGATAAATCCCTTCAGGATGTCAACGGGTTTCTGTGGCTGTTTGGCCACGGCGTTTGTTGTCTCCATAAGTAAATTGTATGTTTTTAGTTGAACAATGATTTTTCTTCTTTACTGCCAGCCTTCACAACCAGCTCCTTGTCGTGGCTGACAATCAGCTTGACAATCTGAGAGTCGGTAGACAGCAGGCGGTTAACGCTTTCTGCACCATCGACGAAGATAGGCGCTGATACACCTACGTGTCGCTTGATAGCGTTGATGATGTCGAGTCCGGCGTTGATGCGTCCGGCTGTGTTGGCATCGGCGAAAGGCACACCCTCAACGAGCGGCACGCAGCACTCAACCTCAGCACCATTAATCTGAGTGTCGAAGAGCTTGAATCGCACCTCAGTGAAGAGGGAGTTGATGTTGTCCTCGATGGCACGTGTACGAGCTTTAGAGAAGGATTGAATGGTAAACTCAACCTTTTCGAGTCGGGCAAGTTCCTCGTTCTGTGCGCAGAGCTGATGTTCAAGCTCGGCGATACGTGCGTTGTTCTTCTCGTTGTCGCTCTGCACCTTCTTCTGTATGGTGATGTAGTCTTTCAACTCGTCAATGGCAGCGGAGAGGACAGCTTTAGCCTCCTTTAGGTCTGCATCATCGGCAGCCTCGACAGGCTTGGCCAGCTCCTCATCAATGTCAGACAGGCGTTTATCCATCGCCTGAATCTCGGCATCGGCAAGCACGGCAGCTTCAACGGCAGCCAGTGACGGAGCCTCGGCGGCAGCAGCTTTCAGTCGTGGGTCGTTCTCGAGCTCCACAATCTGAGCACTGAGTTTGTCAACCTCGGAAGAGAGCGTTGTGAGTTGCTGTTCTATCTGATCGCGACGAACCTTCAACTTCTGACCCTCCTCGACGTTGGCCGTCTTGGCGGCTGTAAGCTCGGAGAGATACTTCTGCATGATGCTCTCTCGCTTGCTCTCAATCTCCTCCATCTCATAGCGGCGACCGCATGTAGGACAGACGAACATTGACTCATCCATCGGAGCGTCGGCAGTGGCTATCTTCTGTTCGATGTCTTGATAGATATGTTTCAGCTCGTTGCGACGTTTAAGGTTCTGCTCGTGCTCACGTGAGTATGCCTGGATCTCTGCATTTATCGTCTGGAGTTGTTGCTTTGAGCGTTCAATGGAGCGGAGAATGCCATCGCGTACATCGGCGGCGGCGTTGCTGTCAGCCATGAGCGCTTTTGTCAGCTCGGCAGCACGGTCGATTCGCTTGATCGAGATTACCTGACGTTCTCTCGCGAGTGCCATCTTTGCGTCGGATGCGGCGCTGTAGGCTTTTGACTTGTCGGCAAGCTGTGCCTCGATGTCGGCAAGAGCTTTTTTCTTGTCGGCCAGCTCCTTCTCGTCGGCGGTGATGTCGGCAACCTCGGAGATGCTACGCTTACGCTCGTCAATGCGCTCGGGAATTGACTCCACATCAGCCTTGACAATACGTTTCTTGGCGGCTATCTCTTTCTTATATTCCTCCATCGTCTTACCTGAGAGCGATTGGAGCAGCTCACGATAATCTTTGTTGTCGCCGGCCACATCATCATCGCTGACACCGCCAGCCATCTTGAAGAGCAGCGCACGCTGAGTATCTTCTTTGCGAGTGGCGAAGTAGAGAGGGTTTGTCACGTACTTGAATACCTCTTCATCGCAGAGGGCAGTGACTTTTTCTTTCCAGTCTTTGAGGCTGCATGGTACGTCGTTGTAGAGTCGTTCTTCCTCGTGTCCGGCGAAGTGCTCGGTTGCCTCACCTTTTGTCTTGGTCCATTTCTCGTTGAACTTGCGAGTGAGTGTGACGGCTGCACCATCGACGGAGAGCTGCACTGTTACCTCGTGCGGCAGTCGTGGAATGGCCACGCCGTTCTCGTCGAGCGTTTTCAGAGAGAAGTCCTTGCGGTCTGTGGCATCCTTGCCGAACAGCACCCAGCAGAAGGCATCGACAATCGTCGACTTACCTACGCCGTTGTCACCGTAAATCTCGGTGAGCTGACCGTCGAACTTGACAGTCAGGTCGCGTGCGCCCTTGAAATTCAAGAGGTGCATGGCATTGATAATAATCTTTCTCATTTTCGGTAAATATGTTTTTTAGTGAAACAATATCTTTCTTAGTCTGCTCTGCATGAAAAATTAAAGCGGCGCACATTCGCATGTCCGCCGCTTCCTGTCATTACTTTAAATCAATCTTATGCTATGAGCAGAATTGTGGGAGACACCGGAGTCGAACCGATGGAGAGCGCTGCACGGATGAAAAAATAGCGCTTGGGACCGCCCTTTAACCGCCTCCCGGGGTTGTCTCTATACGTCTCACGACGGACAGAGACCGTTGGTAATTCTGAATTTACTCAAAACTGTTTATACAGACACAAAAGTCGTATGAAAAAGTAAGTCGGTGGGACCGCTGACAGGATTCGAACCTGCGACTAAGGACTACCATCAAGGAGCGATTACCACTCTCGCTTTACGTCACACAGCGGTCTTTGATTCAGATAAATATAGATATTATGAGTATCTCTTTTTCTATTGTTACAACAGCGACCAGTTTATTGACATCATACGTCTGGACCTTGAAAACGTTTCGGGGGTTACTGCCTGTAGCCGATTAACTCACTTCCGCTATGTATTGATTTTA